AGGTTGACTCCGACTGGAAAGATTATTATGGTTCTAACAAAGAACTGAATGAACATGTGGAACTATACGGCAAGGACAAATTTAAACGAGAAATCCTATATCTTTGTAAGTCTAAAGGTGAGGCTTCATACCTTGAGGCCAAGGAGCAGTTTGCTAGAGACGCCTTGATGACCGAAGATTACTATAATACATGGATTATGGTACGAGTAAGGAAATCTCATATAAAGAGATGATAAAATGATCTTTGAAAATGTTTTTTGTAATTTTTTAGCCTATGAAGATATCATTATTGATAATAATGATATTGAAAATTTTTGTTATCGAAAAATGAATGAAGATGAAAAAGGTCGTGTATTAACCAATAAAGGTGGATGGCAAAGTAATGATCTTTTTTTGCCGGTTTCGGAATTGTGTGAATTAACAAGTATTGTTACTTACAATATGAGAAAACTGGCCAAAAAAATTAATCTTAAAAATGTCCATGATTTGTATTTATCTAATTTTTGGATAAATATAAATAAAAATTCTAACTCTAATTCACCTCACACCCATCCTAATTCTGTATTAACTGCTGTATATTATGTTAAAGTTCCTTATAAATCTGGTGATATAAGATTTTTTAGTCCTATTGAAAATAATCATGATTATTTCAAAGATTTTATGATAGAAAATTATAATGAATATAACTCGACAACTTATACATTAAAACCATCACAAGGAAAATTAGTATTTTTTCCTTCTTGGTTGAAACACGAAGTTGAAAGCAATGAAACAAATATGGATAGAATAAGTATAGCATTTAATTCAAATTATAAGGATTTATTATGAAAGAACCAGAAGATCATATACCAGCATATTGTAAATATGACTATGTTGAAAATTTTGTTGTTACCAAAGAGTTTCTAACAAAACAAGAGTGTGATGTATTTGTAAGAGATGCAAAAGAACTTAATCTTTATGATGCGGAAGTGGAAGTAAAGAAAGGTCCTGTCAAAACATCAGATTTGGTATCGGAAGTCAGAGATAGTAAAATACATTTCATTAACTATGACAATACAAAGTTTGATTGGTTCTTTCAAAAGATCCTACAAACATTGGTGAATATTAATACAGACTATTTTGATTTTGATATTCTTGGATTTCAGGAAGACTTACAGTTTACAGAATACAATGCTCCTTGTGGCCATTATGCAGATCACACCGACAAACTCCTACAAGGCAATGTTCGAAAACTAACAATGGTTGTCCAATTAACCGATCCTGAAGAATATGAAGGTGGTGAATTGGAACTATGTTTAGGCGGTGAACCATTTGTGGTACCAAAAGAACAGGGAACATTGGTAACATTTCCATCATACAATCTACATAGAGTAAGACCGACAACAAAAGGCACTCGCCATAGTTTGGTTGGTTGGGTAACAGGGAGACCATTTAGATGAACGTTATAATGTATTCAAAAGATGACTGTGCCTTTTGTGATAAGGCCAAAAACTTGTTAAAGATGAAGGCAATTGAGTTTATTGAGTATAAACTTGGTAAGGACTTTGACCGTGATACCCTTTTGGAACAGTTCCCAGAGGCACGAACATTTCCTGTAATAACACTTAATAAAGAATATATCGGTGGTTTTAATGAACTTGAAAAGTTGCTGAATACTAAATAAGTGTGTAGGCCACGGATTGGCGTCCTGCCTACTCTAATGCTTTAGGGAGCACCAGCATGTCTATTTATCCTACCGGTTTCTACATTTACGCCTATCTACGCAAATCCAACTTAACACCTTACTATATTGGAAAAGGTAAAGGTGAAAGAGCGTGGAATAGCAAAAGTCATACAAAAAACAATAATGCAAGGACTCCTAAAGACAAAAGATATATTGTTATTATGGAATCCAATCTAACGGAACTTGGCGCTTTTGCTTTAGAAAGATTTTATATTCGTTGGTATGGCCGTAAAGATATCGGAACAGGTATATTGAGAAACCTGACTTATGGTGGTGATGGAGCAGAAGGTTATATTTTCACCAAGGAACAACTTGAGAAAAGAGGAAAAAATATCTCTTCGTCAAAAAAAGGAAAACCCCTTACGAGAAAAGCATTGGAATCAAAGAAAAAATACTTTTATGAAGTTGTCTGTTCCGATGGTAATATAGTTAATACAGATAACTTACAACAGTTTTGTAGAGATAATAAACTGGATATGTCAGCCTTATCCAGAACCGTGAATAAAGAAAGAAAACAACACAAAGGATTCTATGTGAAGAAAAGACTTGACAAAAAGTATATTGGCGGTTATAATGAGTTGTATGATTTGCTACTAACTCACTAAGGAACAGAAATGAATATACTTCCTTTTCCTACTGTAACACCAGACATGCGTGTAGGATCTATAGCAGTTACCAAAAATAGAGATACCCGTAGGACTCGCCGAGAATTCCTAGACAAGGCTAAGGCAACCTTACCTAGAAATGATTATGAGGAACTATTGATGGCTATTTTGGACCCGGAATACTATATGGAAGGTGATCACCTTATCCGTAGGGCCGTTGATGATTATTATGACCATGTTGAAAGTAGGAGTTGAGTTATGATTGATAAATATGCTCTAAAGGAACAACTACAGAATGGTGTTGTCACCGTTGTTTTTGAGAAGACTGACGGAACGGAACGCACAATGCGTTGCACCCTTTCCGATCTATATGTTCCTCAAGTAGAACCACAGATGTTGTCAGAGTATGACGGACAGGTTCCTAAGAACACAAGGCAGATTAATGATAGTGTCCAACCTGTATGGGACATTGACGCAGGAGGTTGGCGTTCATTCCGTTTGGATTCAGTCAAACAAGTGTTAAGTGAATAAACCTCTGTTTATGGCTGTTGTCCTATCAACGGCGTTTTGGTTAGTGCTAAAGACCGTAGCATTTCTTTTATATGGTATAATCGTTCAATGAAGGATAAACAAATGTCAGCAGATAATGGAATATATGTGTTACTAACTGAGTCCGAAAAAGGTCCAGAATACCGTGTTACGAGGGCCAATGCAATTGATAACATCTATGGTGAATGGAATTCGGAAACAGGAAAATATGAAGGAAATGTTGAAGCAATCCTTGATACCTTTGCACAAGTGCCTGTTTTCTATACAATAAACGAGGCTCTTGACTTTGCTGAGGAATTAGAGCATAATACCGATCCTACTGAAGACGGAGTATGTGTTATTTCGGACTTTAAGTCATTCGGTAATATATTCGTTTGAGGAAAACATGGCGCAGATAAAAATACACGGTACTCCTAAAAAGGTAAATAAAAAAGAAATCAAAGAGGCCGCTTCCTTTTTCTGCGACTATCTCATGAAACGCCTAAGTAAAAATGTCCTTGTGGTTATAAAACTAAAAAAGGACCTCTATAAACAAAGTAAGTGTTTTGGTTTTGCAATGTATACCGATGATGATGCAAGAAACCATAATCATAGGGAGTTTGAGATAGAGATTGATAGTGGCCTTGGCCGTGTGTTCTTACTACGAACCATAGCACATGAGTTGACACATGTGAAGCAATATGCCAGAAAAGAACTGGTTGATGCCGATTGCAACTATCAAAAATGGAATAAAGTGTTATATAATGAGAAGGTAATCGGTTATAAAAATCTTCCTTGGGAAGCAGAGGCACGATTGCTCGAAAAGCAACTATATGAAATGTGGAAAGAAAAAAGTGGAAGATAAGGAGAAGAAAGTGAAAACTCGTCCTAAGTTTGCGGATGAAAAGTATCTTGGTTCCGAACCTACCGTCACGGAGGATTCCACACAGGCTGAGTTGGCTGTTGCTTATAACTGGTTCAACTATTTCTATACAAGTGATGATGCTAAGGCATTCACCATATCCTACCTAAAGAGTATTAACTATGACAAAGACATTATACGAAAACTTAACCAGGTCAAATGCGTTGAACTGCACTCCATCGGATGGAACTGTCGGCTCCTCCACACCGGGTCATCCCTACCTGACGGAATCTGGCAATCTATTGAGCTGCGACTCATGGAACTTGCCAGCGAGGTCGTGGAAGTATCGGAGACTGAAGAGGATCAACCGCAAAAGAATGTGGTCACCATACAAGACCGCATTGCTAGTCGTGCGTCGGACCTTATCGCGGAACTTGAAGAAGAACTAGATGTGTTCTACAAAGAAGGAGTAATCCAGTTTGACGTTAAGAAGTGGGCCCTTGAGAAGGCAATCAAACCGCCAGTGGCGAAGAGGATTACAGACCACTTCCGTCCACAATACGAAGAAATCACCGAAGCACTCAAAGGCGAAGATCCAGATTTGGTGGAAGCATATAAAGGCTGGCGTAAGCCGGTTCTTAAAATCATGGCTCTTTTCATTAAGAAGATCATAGATCACCTTGATGAAGCAGCGGCAGCACAAGTCTCTATTCGTAAACCACGTAAGAAGAAAGAGAAACCAGCACATGTCTTGGTTTCGAAACTAAAGTATAAAGTTGAAGACAAAGACCTAAATATCAAGAGTGTCCAATCTAAGGATATTATTCATGCGCAACAACTTTGGATCTACAATACTAAGTATCGTAATCTTTCTGTGTATAATGCCTTGGGTCCTAGCGGCCTTTCGGTCAGAGGGACAACGATTATCGGATATGATCAGGACTCTTCAGTCACTAAGAAACTCCGCAAACCAGAACAAGTAATTCCTCAAGTGTTGAACGAGGGTAAAGTTGGTTTGCGTAAAATTATGAGTGCCATTAAAACAACCGAAACAAAGGCAAATGGCCGATGCAATGAAGAAACAATACTACTAAGGGTGATTAGATGACAATACCTACAGGAGGCCTAAAATACTATAGTAACATACCGGTAGAAAAGATTGATATGATAGATAAGTTGGCCTATCTTTACTGGTATGAGAATGTATGTAAGGATGGATGGAGTAAAGATGAGCATAGAGGTTTATACGAGAGAACCAAGAGTGAGGTAATGGAATATGGTCTCAACTATTCTAAAGACAACGGAAATTGACCTAATTTGGTCTATGATATATCTTGGTATGTTCGTGGGTGTTATTTCTATGCTTTTGGTACTGTATGGAACCTATCTAGATATAAAGAATAAGGACAAGTAAATGACCGATAAAGTTATCGAGTTCCCAAAACACAAAGTTGTTCGTGATGTACCAGGAGAAGTTTTAGAAGAAAGAGCAAGACGAGCCGATATGAAAATGGCAGATGCCATCGTAAGTGATATCACGGCAATGATTTTAACCGAACTTGATAACTTTTATGTTAGTGTTGAAGATGAGTCCTTCACAAAGGATCTTGTTCTTGTTGTAGATGCCTTAAAGGCTACAGTATATCGCCAGTTTGGTTTTGAGCATCACCTCCATCCTTTCATTGAGGAAAATGTAACCATCATCTCAAAAGCAGATGCCAAAGCAATGGAAAACATGGATGAGGAACAAATCCAGAAGATGATTGAGGATATGTTGGCATCAAAAGAAAAACTTGACAAAGAAGAGGAAGAGTGATATGGTAGACACAATCGATCCAAATACCCTTAAAGGTAAGGATCGTCCACTATACGTAAAGAAGGTATTAATGGGCCTTGGTTGGACAGATTTCCAAGCTGCCGCAATGGTCGGTCAGTTTATGCAGGAATCCTATACAGACCTCCGAACGGACGTATGGGGTGATAAACACACCGCATATGGTATCGGTCAGTGGCGTGATAACTATGATAAGAAGACTGGTATCCATTCACCTGGCCGTCTATCCGACCTTGCTCGGTTTGCCTTAGAGTTAGGTAAACCTGTAAATGACCTTGATACACAGGCACGGTTTGTAAATTGGGAATTAAACAATACCCAGAAGAATGTTGGTTATCTTTTGAAGAAAACCAAGAATATCGATGACGCTTTATTGATTGCTATTGGTTATGAGCATCCACGAGGTTATACTAAAGAACACCCAGAGAACGGCGATGGTTTCGCCAACAGATGCAAGTATGCAAAATCCCTAATGTAAGGAAAGA